TTCTAGCCAGATGGTATCTGGATATCCTGCGTCCTAGACAGCAGGTGGTCGACGCGGCTGAGAAAGCCATGGAGCAACTAGAGCTCTGGGCAGCTAAGGCTTCCCCCTCCACAGGCCTGAAGTGGCAGGAGGCGTACCGCTACTGGGGAAGTGGATGCACGATGACGAAGAGCTCCTACAAGAGAGGCAGAAGCTTCACTGAACCCTCCACAAGCCGCTGGGTGCTTCGCGAGGGAGGTAACAATCGCTGGTGGCAGTTCCCACGCAAGGAAGCCATCTCGGTGTCCAGAAACAACTCTGAGAGGATCTCCGATGAGGCTATGGGTATATCCGGCTTTACTTCAGAGTCAACTCTCGAAGTCAACGAGCTCTTCGACGCTCTGGAGACCACAAGAGGGCTCTCCTCGTTCACTAACACCCAGGACTCGGTGAATCCGCAGGATGGCGACACCATAATCGCCACTAACACAACACCGAGCGTTAACGGAAACTTCGACAACAACAACGGCCTTCAAGAGGGTAACACATTCTAACCATGAGCAATCAACCTTACGGATACGATCCATTTAACGCAGGACCCGCCGACGGCCAAGCCTTCCTGCTCTCAGAGGGTGGAGCTGGAACAGACTGCTACTACGGCTCGAGTTACGGCTCGTCGCTGAATGGCAGAATCGGAGTGTTCCCTGACGGGACAGTGTACAAGCAATCAGCCGCAGAGCTTAGACAGTACATAGTTGCCTTGGAGTCCGCAAGAAAGCTCCAAGATCTCGCGGATGTAAATTTCACTAGAAACGTTAAGCCTGGAGACGCACTTCTCTACAATCATACTACTGGCACCTGGGAGTTGCAGGATTTTATTAGTGGCGGAGGGTGGTAACCCATGCTCTTAGAGATTGAAAACCAGCTCCATAGAAGGGTGCATAGCACTCTAGGGCAAAGTGCCGTGGTGCTTCGCCTAGCAGAAGAACTTGACGAGTCTGGACGTGTATCAGAGCAGACGATGATTATCGTCAGTTACGCCAGCGAAAATACTAACAATCCGAACAAGGGCGCCTACGTTCCAACGGTAAGAAGCAGATCACTGAACTACTCTATCACAATAGTGCAAAAGCAGGTTCAGAGAGAAGGACACAGTTTCGCCCTTCCGCTCATGGATCTGATCTATGACGCTGTGACAGGATGGGTGCCTGAAGTCCCAGGATTGGAATTTCAGACTGGTTTTGAGCCTGGAGCTGGTCGCTTTGTCCAAGTCACAGAGGCCTCTCAGTTCATCTACGAGATGAATTTCAGTGTGCAGGTCAATCTAGCTGACGGGCGATTTTACTCCCAGCCATGTGCTGCCTTCGATCCTGTGGCTATCGCCGACTTCCTACCTCAGAGAAGCTGTCTTCTCACCCCTGACGGCAAAAATACTGGGATCGCGATCTGGAGAAGGAAGACGGGAGTTGATAGTACCGAAGAGTACGTGGTTGAGGATCCCAGGTGCAAGAGGGAGATTACCGACAACCTCGAGGTGACATGCAACCCAGCCTTGGATGGCACAGCGATCTACCGATTTATTCCCAGAATCGCGCTGTCTTTCAACAATGAGGGCGAGAGGGTCATAGATGAGGGCAGGGTGCTCGAAGGCACTTTACAGAGGGTATGGAAATGCTACAAGGATCGCACCGAACCTTACCCTCCTTGGTTTAAGTTAAATATAGACTCCTCGCTGTGGAGAAATGCCGCAGGAACGGTGCCTAACACCAAGCCTGGAACATCGGCCAGACAGGATCTGTACCTGAAAACCAATCCAGCTTACGATCAATTAACATGAACTCACTTTTCTACTCGGTTTTTACCTCCCATCTAGCGTTTAAAGGAGCCGCTCAACTGGCGCACTGGAACGTTGTCGGAAAGGATTTTTACCAGCTTCACCTGCTCTTCGGGAAGATCTACGAGACCCTAGACTCCCAAACAGACACTTTTGCCGAACAGGCTAGAGGCGTGGGAATCGAGATCCCAGCTGGAGTATTCAATCAAGTACCAGATATCGAGTGGACCATGAATATCGAGCTGGTTGAGTGGTTGATGCTGCTCTGCATGAGATACAAATCCGATCTCGAGCTTCTCAGAGATGTTGCGGAACAGGAGAAGCAGTACGGGTTTGTCAATATTATCGAAGGATTCCTTACAGATAGCAACACTCTCTGCTACCTACTTAAATCCACTCTGGAATTCTGAGTATTAAAAAAGCCCCAGCGTTAAGTTGGGGCCCTCTTTGTATTCAGTTGTCTTAGGATCTTAGTTCCAGGAAATGCAAACTTCGTGCACTCCACGAGAGATAGGACCTAGGGCGCTAAAAGACTTCGCCGACAAGTCGATGACCCTTCCGTGAGCATAGGGCCCGCGGTCGGTGATCACTGCTTTCGTGCTTCGGCCATTAGCAGTCACCGTGACAACTGTCCCAAAGGGTAGCCACTTATGCGCTGCTTGGTTCGACCAGGTGTCAAACCTCCGACCTGATGCAGTAATTCCACCTTGGTATCCGTCCCCTAGACCGTAATAGCTTGCTCCCCCACATTGTGTTCCAGCGCGTGCAGACATCGGGAAAAGAGAGAGAGCGGCGAGGCCGAGGGCAACAATAGTTTTTTTCATGAGCTCCGAGATAGGGAACATAGAACTCCAGGGTCATCCTTGCAATCTGCAATTGTTTATAGATGAGTTAGAGATGCTATGACAGTCGCCCGTTAAGCACTTAATAAAGTCTTAACAAACGGCTGAATTTAACTTTAAACCGATTTTGTTGTCACAATTTCTGAAACAACTGCTTGCCTTCTTTTATGTTAGATAGCAGAGTGGATAGAGAGATCGGTCTATGTCCACCGTTCTTAATTATACCATAGCGTTTAGGGTACTTGGTCGGAGGGTGGCCAGTTCGGCGGAGTAGCACAACGTCAGGAGCGTCAGCCCCGACCCATCTGGTAGGTTTTTTAGCTTTGCTCATAAGCGTGGGCTCCTCCCTGAGGAAGAGGGAGAAGCCGTAGGTCGCTCTGAAGTGATCGTTTACATCATCGAATGATTGAAGCATCATGGTGTTTGGAACATAGAATTGAGCACCGGGACAAGGTCCTGAACGGAAACAGATCGACCATCCCCCTCGTCCTTCTGCTGCGAGACCGTCTTGGTGCTTGAGTCAGCGGACTTCCGGAAGATCTTATCGATCTCGATTGAGGAGAGCCAGGCGTTGGCCACTGGGAGCTCATAGATACCGTAATTATACCGCATCCAGGCCCAGCACCAGGCATGTGCGACCTGGAAGAGTGCAGCGACTTTCTCGGCCTGGGACTCAGGGCAGAGGTAGAGGATGCTATCGTGGACTGACATGCAGAACTCGGCTTCCAGCTCGTACTTGTCGATGAGCCACTCCATCGCGGTCATGAAGGCGTGAAGCATGGCACTACCGGTGGACTGGATACACCAGTTGTTTCTCATGGTCCAGAAGTCCGTCCCCACACTCGAGGGGCGGAAGGCAGTGGACATCTTCGTGCCACTGAGAGGGTTGATCGGGCAGGGCATGTTGGCGATCCGAGCCATCTCGTTGTAGGCGTAGGAGTCGGATCCGCCGATAAGAGTTTGGGAGAGCCGGGAGGCCTTCTCGCCTTTCTTGATCTTGATAAGTTTTTTGCCCATCTCCATCGCTTCCTTCATGGGGATGGTTTTGTTACCCTTGCGGATGGTATTGGCCAGGGTTTTAGCGCCACAACCGTACAACATGCCGTAGTTGCAGCCTTTGGCAATCGCCCTGGAAATTCCGATGGCCTTAGCGGTCATGGAGTGCATGTCGCTCCCGTCGTCCTTCGATCCGGCGAGGATAGAGTGGGAGAACTGAGTACTCCCAGCCACTCTGTGTAATGAATCGGCGAAGATGGAGGCAACTACGGCTTCCTGGGCGTCAAAGTCGGATTCCACAAACACGTAACCCTCAGGAGCCTGGACACGAGTCTTAATCTCGCTACCGATCTTATCGTACTTAGGATCGGGTACAGTCAGCCACAGGTTCTCTCCGGCTCGATTAGTCGAGGTGTTGTGCGGGACGGAGGCGGGGATGATAAGGGCGAATTTCTTGCCATTAGGGGCGAGAACTCGCTCCACGTTCTGCTCCCGAACTCTGGATCGGACACTAGTCCAGTAGGCGACATTCACGGCAAGAGAGATGAGTTCTTTAGCTTGCGAAAGGTCGGAACTGAGAATCCCAGACTCAAAATCCTCCACGTAATCCTTTGTAAGCACTCCGCCAACATTGACTCCCTCTCCGTCCTTGTGGGGGATACGAGTATAGTCACCACTGTCCTCGTCCTTGAAACACCAGCCCTTATCCGTAAAGAACTTGATGGGCTGGTCACCCCACTTGAGGCGGAGGAGCAGGTGCGAGAGCCGGTTCTTGGTGGAGATACCCTCGATAACGGGTTTGCCATCCACGAGGTCTTTGGCGGAGACGCTTCTTACCCATTTGGGCACTCCGTACCACTTGGAGCTGGGTTTTCCAGCCTTGGTAAGCTTGAAACTAGCCTCCCAGTCGAGTTGTGAGAGCCACGGATCGTCTTTGATGTCCTCGTCAGTGAGCTCTCCCTCGTTCCAGGATTCATAGATCTCTGAGGCCATCTTGCCAAGGATCTCTTCCTGGCGGGCGATGGAATCCTCCCACTGCTTCTCGCAGTCAGCAAACCACTGATCCCAATCGGAGACGACGGGGAGCTTGGCGGCAGCGATACCGAAGTGTCCGGCGAGAGTGGTCAGGGACGGGTTGTTCTGGAGGTACTTGAGGACGAGAATCGAGTACAACTCGAAGGTGATCTTAACGTCGTTGAGGGCGTACTTGATCAGATCATCGCGCTGGGGCAGAAAATCCTCCATAGAGGTGGCATCCACGAAGGTATTACGGATCTTCTTGTCATCAGCCTCGAGCGGAATCGCGGGCCGGCAGTGGAAGTTGTAACAGTCGATGAGGTTGTTCATCGAGCCCTTATCCGCCCAGATCGGGTCGGCTTTGTACATAGACTTCTTCGCCTGCTTCTGAATATACCACCAGCGCTGGCCGGAAGCGAGACCAGAGACGTTAATATGAGCGGACATCGTGTCAAACCACGAGTTCGTCTTGCCAAGGGCGTATGCCTCGGAGGTCCGGGCTCGGTCGTAGGCAACGTTGTGGGCGATAAATACCCCGTCCTTAAGTCCCAAATCAACTAGCTTAGGAGCGTAAGGGATTTCTGGATTTACGAAACTCTCATGCATCCAGATGTAGTAGGCCTTCTCCGTAACCGCAGTTGCCAGGATCGGGTGGGCAAAATCGCTTCCTTTCACGAAAGTCTCGCAGTCGAAGACGCCGATCTTCTCCTCGATGCCATCCACCACCTCAGGAGAGCCGTCGAATGGGTACTTTACCCATCCAGCGTACATGAAGAATTTAGTTTGATCAGGAGCATCGGGAATCTCCGTGTAAGCGAAGTCCTTCATCAGGCGAACACGACTCTCTGTGACTTCTTTAGAGATGGTGTCGAAGTGCTCTTTGATGTTAGAGGCCTGAAGCTCAGGGAGGGCGAAGTCGTCGATGAAGAAGTTATCTGGGTTCTTGACAGGGAAATTAACGCCGAACCCTTCCATCTCCTCGCGGATATTATCGACTTTCTTAGAAGTAGGGGCTTTGTAGCCTACGCTATCGCCAAAAACCCTCGAGTTCATGGTGTCCGAGAGGACAACGTAGCCGAGAGAGTTCAGTTTGGACATAGAGAAAGCGTTCGTATACAGCAATCATACCATATGGCAAAAGCCCCGTCAAGGGGGCAGTAGCCGGTTGGTAACGTGGTTTAGTAGTAAATCAGGAACTCCTCTCTGTCGGTGTAGTACACCCCCACTCCCTCGAAGTTGGTAGCGTCGATGATCTTGAGGTTTTTGCGAAAGTACGGGTAACCGTAGTGCCCGAAGAAGTACTCCGCGTCTGGTTCTATGTGGTCCTCTAGTGGGTCATTTTTAAACCAGGGGTAACCTATACCAGTAAGTACGTCGTTACGTGTCTTGTCCGTGTACCCCGGATTGTAGTAAGCGTGAGCGCAGCGATAAGTCCTGCCATAGGACTCAAACTCCAGAGTTAGCGGAGATGTAGTCAACCAGTGAAGCAGGTCTAGGCGGTCCTTAAGCCCCATCTCCTTTAGGCACTCAAGAGTATACTTGACTTCCTTCTGCTTGATATCCCACTTGGGGAGTACAAGGTTTTTAAGAATATAGTTCTCGTTGTTGCCTA